GAGAGTCAATAACAACATTCATACCAGCAAATTGACCGATACTTCTGTCAGTTACACCAACTCCACCGCCACCCCAAGTTACTGCACCACCAGTTGATAGAGCAGATGTTGAGAATGTAAGAAGACCTACTTGATATAAGTAGTAAGCAACAGATGGATGAACAACTAGAGTATCTAGCTCTTCGCCTCTTTCTCCAAGAAGTGATCTACCTCTTGCAACTGTAGAAGCTGTTAGGAAGTTCGCTTCAACAGCACTTGTACCAGCTTTAGCTACGTCAAGTGAGTTTGCACCTAAAGGACCAGTACCAGAAGCAAATAAACCATCTAACAAGCTGAATAGTCTTGCGGAGTTTAGTTTGTTGATAGCGTCTGCAATTTGGTTTCTGATGTGACCCATTGGATCTTCACCAGCAGCCAATACAGCTACGTCATCAACAGCATACGCAAAACCTCTATGACAGATAGTTGCGATCTGTGTTCCTGTACCAATCTTCTGTGGTGTCAAATAACCATTGTTACTTGTACCCCATGTTGCTGTACCATCTAAGATTTCCTCAGTTGGAGCGATTGGGTTAAATTCTGGAACTTGGATTCTTGTTCCACCTTCTGATGCGTCAAGAAGTGAGTTTCTTACAACAGCACCAGATTTGATAAATGCACTACGCTCTTTGATAGCTTCGGAAACGTATGTGCTGAGATTATTTCTCTTAACGATGTCCGCTAATAGGACACCGCCAGAGTAATTCTGAAACGGAGCAGCCATTCAGATTACCTTGTTACTTTTGCGATACCCTAGTCACGGACAAGGGGATTAGTCTCACAGAAACTAACTATTTTTGAGCCTCTTGCTTGAGCACTGCTGCAAGCTGTGGGTCTTGTTCTGATAATATCATTTGTTGAGTCAGATTGCCCGTTTTCCAGGGATTTACTTGACCTCCACCAGCATTTCCTACAGGACTTGGTTTTGCTCCCATTCCAGCAGCAGAACTTGGCTTGAAATGATGTTCCCAACCACTACCAGGGTTTTTGAGACTACTGAGATAGGTATTTAAATCTTGTTCAACTCCACCATTAAGAACAACAACTTTACCTTCAGCATTTTTTTGTAACTTTCCTTGTAACAATGCTAAAGTCTGTTCTGCATTTATCGCTCCAAGATTACTGATAGCTGCAAGTGCTGTTGTTTTTGTAGAAGCTATTTCGTGAGAGTTTTTCATCTCTTCTAGCTGTTGAGACAAGTTAGAGATTTGCTGGTCTTTTTCTTGTGCCGTTTTATTAGCTTCTTCCCAAAGAGTTTTCCATTGACCTTGTTCTTCTAACTCTTGGGTTCGTTTCTGTTCTTTTTGTTTATAAACATCATCAAGTTTTGTTTTGATGCCTTTAAACTTTTCTTCTCCTTCTGCTACTTGTTTTTTAAGAGCAGAAAGTTGAGCTTCGTATTCTGCTTTTATAGAGTCTAAATTAGGAGCTTGTGGTTGTGAAGTAGTTTCAGCCACGGGCTGTTCAGGAGGATTCACGGAATCAGGCTGAATTACTTTTTCTTCGATTGCCATTAATTATTCAGAAAGTGGATTAGTAGTTTTCTTTTTAGTAGCTTTTTTCTTTGTTACTTTTGGTTCGGGAGCAGGACAAACTTCAGCAACTTCGTGTGCTTTAGCTTTTTGTTCTACTACTTCCCATTTATATGTTCCGTCAGGTTGCAGAACATGATCTATGGATTTAGCCATAAAAATATGTGTACTTGTCTATCATTCTAACAAACTATTCAGATTTGACCTCATTTGCTGTTGGTAATACTTCTCCTTGTACCAAAATATCTCTAAATTCATCTCTATCAATGACTTGTTGATCGAATAAAGATGTTAAAGCTGTAATATCTTGTCCAATTAGTCTTTCAATATCAAAATCTCTACTAATTTTTACTTCTGGTGGTTCAATTCCTACATATTCAGCAGATAAATTAAATGCTTTTTGTAATTTTTGTTCTAATTCCATAGAAACCATCGCAAGCATAGAGTTTGTATCTACACGATCTAATCTTCGAGCATCAGCACTTTCAGCTACAAACTTTTGCTGACTTAAAGTACTAATACCAAGAGTAGCCATTTGCATTTGCAATTCCTTAATTTCAGCTGATTGAGCATCAAAAGCACTTGAAGCTGGTTCTACATAATAAACTTTATTTCCTGGTTGAGTTGCCATTGCATAATTAACAGATATAGCAAGGTCTTTGGTCTGATCGTCATATCCTTCCATTACAAGCATTGGTTGAGATGCAACGTGCAAACTATGTATCAAATCAGCTTGTCTTTGAAAATGAGCAAGGTTTAGATACGCAATATCAAGTAATGGTGGTTTGCTTACTAAATTATCTGTTTTACCAGAATAGATAGTAACTAAAGGTATTTCTCCTAAAGAAAAATTACCAGATTCTACTTGTCTATAGTCTTTATCTGCTGAACCTACTTCAAAACTACCAACTGAACTTTCATCAGACACATCATACATTTCTTCTATTTGTTCTTTTTTACGAAAAACTCTATATTTGCCAGGTTCTATTACTCTTATTTGGTCAAAAACCTTTTCACCAAACTGCCCATCAGGTAAAACTGCTTTTTCAGCCAATCTTACTTGTATTAGATTTCCGTAATTAGATTCTCTATCTAATCTCCAACCATAAAGATTTGTTGGATCGACTTCAATCCAGTATGGTCTTCTATCTTGTGCTCTTTCTTCTGCAAGACTAACAGCACCAGATGGTGCAGGATAATCTACAAGAATATGACTTTGACCATAAGTAAGAGAACACATCAATATTCTTCTGGCATATTCATCTAAATCTGACTTGCAACCATCAACATCCATTTTGAACATTTCTGTCCAATAAGGATCACCAGTAAGTGTTATTGGTTTTCTTAATACAAGACCTGTAGCTGCTCTTATTAATCTCTGTGTAAAAGGACTAAATACTGCTCGATTTACTCTTGCAAGATAAGCCTCATAATCTTCTCTTGGCTCTAATGGTAAAAATGCTTCACTATTTTGTCTAAGATAGTCGGTTCCTTCTGTAACAGCTTTCATTATCTCCCAACCTTTCATCATATCCAGAACTGCTCTTGTTCTGGTAAAAGGACTATCAATCCCACCTACAGAAGTAGATGAAACTATATTGGTTCGTATTGGCCCAGGAACAGCATAGGTCATTTACGACACCTCCATTTCTTTAAAGCTAACGCTTTTCTAGTAGGTTCACCATTAGGTTTTTTCATTGGCCCTGGCATCCCTGACATTCTTGCACAAAAAGATGCTCGTCTTTTGGCTGCTTTACTGCCAGGCTTTACTTTTCCTGTAACTGGTGCTTTTAAATTACTACCTGTAGCACGATTGTATTTCGCACGACCTTTTGCAGTTAATCCACCAGTTTTAGACTTTTCTCCCCTGCCTATACTTAAATTTACTTGTTTACGTTTTTTTCTCATTTGCCCACCTTTGCTTGTGCCTTTTTATGAGCTTGGGTAAAAGTATCTCCTGCTCTCATTCGCCTTTTCATAAACTCCATATGCTTCGCACTATGATGCTCAGAATGTTTATCTAATAAATTTTTTTGGCGAGTGGTAAGTTTCACTTCTTTTTCTTTTTTTTCTTAGAACGTAGTTTTTTAAGATCAGCAGCCGTAATCTTATCCCGTGGTGGAGCAACCGCAGCAAGTTTACGCTGTTTGCCCGAATAAGATGATTTGGGCATTAGACAGCAGAAGTAATAGCACCAGTTGTTACAAAACTAACTGATACTGTGGAAATGTCTCCAACTGTAGAACTAAATGAAGTTCCTGTAATAATTCCGTTAAAACTTAATTTTTTACTGCCTGATGTATCTAAGAAAAGATTAAATGAAGCATCACCAGAATCTTCAGCAGTTAATACATCTGTGATAATTTCAGCAGTATCATCTCCAGATGTTGCTGTGTAAAGAAGATCAACAGTACCAGAACCAGAAATTAAAGATCCTACATACTTTCTTGATGTATCTCCATGAGCAGTGCACTCTAATGTGTCTTTTGTAGTATCTAAAGTCCAAGCTGTTGTAGAAGCTATAGCTCCAACTGATCCAGTTCCGTTATCAAATGATACAGAGCCTTCTTCACCACGAAAAAATGCCATGATTCTAAGAAAATTTTACTTATAACAATATATTACCTTGAAACTGCGTTTTTCACAGTTATTTTTTCTTCTTTTTTCGTCTATGTTGATAACTTATCTTCTTGCTACCCGTTTTTTCACGTTTAAACCTAGCTTTTTCGGCTGATGACATCTCTCCAGTAGTCTTAGGTGTCTTACTTGATACACGTTTGCTGGGTCTACAAGCTGGATAGCCTCGTTTTTCACCTTTTGATCGGCCACAAGGTTTACCAGTTTTGACATCAACCCATTTTTCTTTAAACCAACGGGTTAAACCACCACTACTTCTTGCCACGTTTTTTAGCCTCGGTGCGATAAGTACCACCACGCTTTTTGTACTCTCGTACAAGCCATGCGTTAGCGTAAGCAGAAGGATAAACCTTGAATTTACGTTTAGCTTCTGCTTTTACCCTAGAGTATAACGCTTTATTTACAGGAACATTCGCCACGTTTTTTACCTCCCTTCTTTTTCTTCTTCTTTTTCTTAGTTGTAGAATGATACATGATAAGAATTAGGTAGTTCTTAATATATTCTAAACGAAGTTTGGCCTAATGTCTCTGGTTTGGCAAGGTTAAATTGTTGTAAACATAGATAACCAAAAGCGTCAAAAGCATGGTCAACCCCCAGGTTTTTGTTTGGCATACCTGTATTTGGAGCGTAAGTGAGAGTTCTGAGTGATTTTATCAACTCTTTACATCTTGGATGAATAAAAGTTCTTCGATTTCCATTTGCATCAAGTAAAGCAGTATTAACAGAAGTAATCTTATCTCTAATTTTCCAGGGAGATTTAGGACTCATAACTGTAAAACCTGACCTTCTAAGGATCGTATGATCTGTAACCCCTACCCCACTTGTTTTTCTTGCACTACCAGTAGGGTCAGGACAAGCAATAACTCTTCTATCTACTCCATATCGCCTTGTAACTTCTTCCGCAAAATCCCAAGTTGTTGCTCCACCCGTCAACATAATTTCATCAAACACATAAAGACAATCATTATGCTTTACTGCACAAATTCCTGCCATCGGATCTACGTTAAAATCCAATCCGATCAACAAAGGCATCATGTGTAAATCCTGTACTTCTTTGGAAATATTGTCATCATCAAAACTAATCGCCACTAAACCAGTAAGATTTTCAAAACTGGCCTCAAATTCTTGTCTAAACGTCCTTGCATCTAATTGACCTCTAGCTGCTTCAACTTCTTCTGGAGCAACATTACCCCCTTCAATCGTAGTAAAACTCCATCTTTGCCAATCATCTCGATCAGTTTCACCACAAAAACACCACATATCGTAAAACCAACTGGCAGTTCCATCAGGTGTAGAAATAAATAACGCCCACCCCTGTTTATCTGCTAAAGCTGGTCTGATAACTTCTGCCCACACATCCTGATCCATAAACGCTGCTTCATCTAAT